CTGGCCCGCCTTCACCACCGGCACCCTCTGTCAACAGTGCTGGGAGGCTCAGTCCTCCCGTCTCTTGTGGGCCATGGTGCCGCTTCTGCCGGAGGAGGGTGTCCATGCCCACTGACCCCACCGGCGCCGCCCGCAGCCGCCGCTACCGCGAGCGACAGGCCTGTAGTTCACGCTCCGATGTGCTGCTAAGCTGACAGTTCGTCAATGCTTCGTGGGCATCTTCCAGAAACCCGAAAGCGACTCCCAGAATGGCCATAGATCTTCGATCTCCCATCCGCTGGGTGCGGAGTTTCAGCTCCTCAACCTTGCGGCGAGCTTCCACCACCTGGCCCAAGGCTTCCATCACCTCCTTGGCCATCGGGTCGTAGCGCTCGACCACCGGAGCAGCCGCCTGGGTGACAGGCCGCACCGATGCCACGCGAGGCTCTTGCGGAGCAGCAGGCACCACCCGCACCACCTTAATCAGCGTGCTGGCCTGATGCTCGCGCCATTGCTCAGCCGCCACCGGATCGCGCCACTCAAACGCCGGATGTAGCGGGGCCTCCTCCGGTCTGGCCTCGTCGACCACCGCAGCAGGGCGGATCGTGCCATCACGCCGCCGGATGCGGTCTAGCTCGCTGCCAGCGGTCTGGGCATCGACGCCCATTGCTTCCTCGCCATCCTCAATGCGGAAGACGTACTCAGGTTCAGCCTTGATGAAATCCATGTGTTCAGGGGATAGGAATGAGGGGGCCCATTCGGACCCCCATTCTGCTGCCATTTGGCAATCGCAACACGCCAGCCGATCGGCAACGTGCGGTGCCTTGCGCCAACAAGCGAGGCCAGCAGTGCCACGCCCGGTCGATCCTCGATCGTTCCTTGCCTTGCCTGCCATGCCCTTGCATGTCGCGCTTTGCCGAGCCGCGCCGAGCCTGCGACGACGTACATCGCCAGGCCTTCCTAGCCAGTCCTGCCGTTCCGCGCCAGACGTTCCGCGCCAGATCTCGCCTTGCCAGCCACGCCTGTCCAGGCCACGCCTTTCCTTGCCTGCCATTCCGTTCTCTGCTGAGCCCTCCTTCCTGGCCATGCCTGCCGTCCGATGCCGTGCCTCGATCGCTCCTGACCTCGCCACTCCGTGCCTGCCAACCGCGCCGTTCAACGCCACGCCGTACCACGCCTGCCAATCCGAGCCTGTCCTTCAGCACCTAGCGATGCCTGCAGCACCCTGCCACACCAGACCCAGCCATGCCCTTGTTACCTCGCCTGCCATGCCCCGCCAGAGGTGCCCACGAGGCCTTGCCCGCCGTGCCTTGCACTAGCCCGACCACACCTAGCCAGCCGTGCCTTGCCTTCCACGCTTGACCACGCCTTGCCTGCCAGAACTGGCCTGGCCAGGCCGTGCCTACGAAGCCATGCCTGCCATGCCCGTCCAGTCCAGATCTCGCCACACCTTGCCTGCCATGCCTGCCACGCCCTCCCGGCTTGGCCGTTCCGACCTGACCGGGCCATGCCTGCCGCGTCAACCCTTGCGAGCCCCGGACACGCCTTCCGCACCATGCCTGCGAACCCTTGCCACTGCGCACGTTGCCTAGCCAGCCGCGCCAATTCATGGCAGCCCAGGGGCCACCAGTACAGCCACCGCCAGCAGCACCGCTGCGCAGAACCACCCGGTAGGGAAGAACCACAGGAAACACACGGCCCACGCTGCCACAAGCAGCAGCAGGGCCATGGCGGCACGGTTGGCGGTGGGGTCATCTATCAGACGATCTCAAACAAACCGAAGCCGAGTCCCGCACTGGCTTTGCTATCGGGGCGCCCTTCGCCGATGCCTACCTGAAGACCTACCCGGCTGATCAGGTTCACCATATCGTTGGAACTGAGCATCCCCGCGTCATACTTGATCGTCAATACAGCAGCCCATTCCCGGTACATCGGGCGGCAGCGCAGATCAATCCTGCCCGTAGCGTTCCTTGTTGGGGCTACCCACTGCTCAGCCTCTCCCTCGGAAAGGCGCACCAGCGGGGCGCCGTCTACCCGATCAAAGCCGTCAGCCACCACCATAAAGGCGAGCTTGGCGTGGGTCATTTTGTAACCAATGGCCCGGCAAGCAGAGATGGCGCCATTGCGGAAAGCGGCAGCGTGGATCCCTTCCCAGCCCTCGTTTGAAACATGCTTGGCGTTCTCAAACAGGGCATCGAAATCTTTCGGCTCCCGCGTCTTTTTGCTCTTGGCGGCGGAACCTGCCTCCTGTGTGGCCCGTATCATCTCGATGGCCTTGGCGCTGAACCGGTTGACCACCAAAGGCGAAGTGCCCTTGATGTTGATCTCCAGGAACGAGAAATCCGGCGCCTTGATGCTGATGGCCTCCTCGGAGGCCTGGGTTTTGGTCTTGGTGGCGGTTGCCATGGTGGTGTTTCGTGATGAATTGCCGCTGGCCTAAGCCGTTGCGGTTTCAAAATGGTATCGTACCTAGGTCGTTCCGAAACGATCACCACCACATGACCGCCATCACTACCCGACCAGCTGCCACCGCGCAGCCCACCAACCTGTACGCCTTGACCTGCGAGGCGTACCACATGGAAGTCGCCATCACCGAAGCCGCCGAAGGGTTGGTCAGCGATGATCCCGAGGTGGCCAGTGCTGCTACTGCTGAGCTGGAAGCTCTGCTGGCTGCTGGCGAAGGCGCCAAGGATGCCCTGCTGGCCAAAGCCGATTCCTGGTGCTGGGTGATTGACCGACTACGGGATCAGGCCGCCTCCCGTAAGGCCCACGCCGCCCGCCTGACCGCACTGGCCCAGGCCGATGAGCGCAAGGCCGACACGATGCTGGACAAGCTCACCGATCGGCTGCTGTTCCTTTACCCTGCTGCCACCAAATTCGATCTGCCCAGCCATCAGATCAAAAGCACCAAGGTCAGCAAGGTTGAAGTTGACGAGGACGTAGAGCCTGAAGACCTGCCCGAGGCGTACCAGAGCAGCAAAACCACCATCTCGGTGGACAAAACAGCCCTGAAGACTGCCCTCAAGGCTGGAACCGTTGTGCAGGGGGCAACCCTGCTGGAGTACCGCTCCTGGCGGCTGGGTTGAGGAGCAGGCAGATGTTTAACCCTGATTTTTACCCCACTCCGCCCGAAGTAGCGGTCACCATGCTCGATTGCCTCGACCTACGGGGCAAGACGATCTCAGAGCCCAGCGCCGGTAGCGGCAACCTGATCCGCGAGTGCCTGAACCGTGGCGCCGCTGAGGTGATTTGGTGCGAAGTGGAGCCCAAGCTGCACGGCATCCTGACCAGCATCCGCAACGCCACGCCAGCCCACAGCTACGCCGACTTCCTGCAGGTGCATCCGGCCGACGTGTCGCACATCGACATGATCGTAATGAACCCGCCCTTCTCGGCGGACGAGGCACACATTCTTCACGCATGGGAGATCGCCCCGCCCGGCTGCGAGATCGTGGCACTGTGCAACTGGAACACGATCTGCGATGAGTACGTGCATCGCCTCACTCAACGCGGCCCCAAAGGTCTGCAGAAACAGCTAGCCCACCTGATCAACGCCTACGGCAGCAGCGAATCCCTAGGCGAATGCTTCACTACCGCCGAGCGCCCCACGCGGGTGAGTGTTGGCCTGGTGCGCCTCCGCAAGCCGGGGCAACGTGTAAGCACCGCTGATGAGTTCAATGGGTTCTTTCTCGGGCCTGACGACATCGAGGCTCAGGGCGAGGGGCTGATCCCCTACCGCCGCAGCCGCGACATCGTGAACCGCTACGTGGAGGCCTGCCGCATCTACGACGAGCAGGTGGAAGCCGGGGTGCGCCTGCGCAGCGTTCTCGACGGGTTCTTTGGCGGGGAGCTGGGCCTGCAAGTCACGGTTGAGGGGGCCCCGGTCACCCGCAACAGGTTCCGCAAGGACCTTCAGAAGGCAGCCTGGAAGCATGTGTTTGCCGAGTTCCTGCCCGCGCAGATGGCTACCAGCAACCTGCAGCGGGACATCAACGCCTTTGTGGAGGAGCAATCCAAGATCCCGTTCACCGAGCGGAACATCTACCGGATGCTCCAGATCGTGGCCGGCACACAGGAGCAGCGGGTAGATCGTGCTGTGGAGGAGGCCATCGACAGCCTCACCAAGCACACGAAGGAGAACCGCTGGGGCGTGGAGGGCTGGGTCACGAACAGCGGCTACATGCTGAACCGCCGCTTCATCCGCAGCTACATGGCTGAACCAAGCTGGAGCGGCGGTTTTGTCACCGTCAGAACCTACGGCAGCCAGAGCGATGAGATCCGCGACCTAATCAAGGCGCTGTGCTTCCTCACCGGCCGGTCGTTTGAGGAGGTGGGCGAGCCCCGTAACCCAGGCTTTGAAGGTGGCCGCTACTGCCCCGGCGAGTGGTACACGTGGGGCTTCTTCCGTTTCCGCGCCTACAAAAAGGGCACGGTGCATTTCGAGTTCCTGGATGAGGAGGTGTGGGCTGCCGTGAATGCCCGCTATGCACGGATCAAGGGGCAGGTGCTGCCGGAAGCCTCCAGACGCAAGGCTGCCCGCAAGCCCAGGCGTGAACCGGCGGGGGTAGCGGCATGATCCCCTGTCCCGAGTGCAAGGCCACTGGCCACCGAGTCATTGAATCCCGTTACCAGCCCAAGCAGCAAGCCAAACGACGCCGCTGCGAGTGCAAAGCCTGCGGTTTCAAATTCAACACGCAGGAAAAACTCTGGAAAGGTGAACACTTATCCATTGTGGTTGCAGAACCAGCGCCGCCTACCACGGCTGCCCGGCTAGACCAGATTGAAGCCAGGTTGGAGGCATTGATTGCCGCCAAGGTGCAGGAAGGCACCCAGCCAGCCCCGGAGCCGGCCGTGGCATCGGTGCCGATCGAGCAGCTAGACCTGCGCACCGTCCGCGCCTACAACACCCTCAAGCGGGCAGGGGTGAGCACGGTGGACCACCTGCTGAACCTGACCCCTGCGGATCTGCTGCGGATCAAGCGGTTCGGTGTGACCTCGCTGGCTGATGTGGTGGAGGCCCTGGAGCGGCTGGGGTTGGAGCTGCCACGGGAGGCCAGCGCATGAGCGAGCACCGGTAGCCTGACGCTGCCGGGTCGGTCCCATCCGTAAGGACGGACACCGGTGGAAGGTGCCTGTTGTCGCCTTCCTGAAACCGGATCCAACGGCCCGGTGGGCGGGGGCTGGCTTAGGCCAGCCCTTTCTCATGCGCTATGGTTGTGGTGCTTGGCGGGGACGCTGGGCAAACAACAGTCCGTATTCACCATGAAAACCCTGGCTATGCCCGCCTTCCCCGGCGGGTCACCTTTCGCGTCAGCTGTTGACCGTGCGTTGTGGGAGCTTGGCTACCCCAACGACTTTGAGACGGAGGCCGAGGCCCGCGCCGCCGTCGCAGAGCTGCGCAGCACCTCTCCCGAGTTTGCTGCCCTCACCTTCAACTTTGTGGAGGCCTGAGCCATGCGCACAACCTGCGAATGCTGCGGCGAGCCTCTCGCCCTCCTGCCCGCGCAACCGGCACCGACCCAGATCGAGGCCCGCGAGTGGAACGGCCACCCGATCCAACGCCGCCAGATGGA